TACAGGTGCTTCATCAACCAGCTTTTGTATCTGGTCTTTGATACGTATCGCTACGTCAGATTCAAAACTATGCAGTGTCCACAGACCATCACCCCAATCAATGGATGTCTCTGCTGATGCTGCCGCTTTGTATGCTATGATGTCACCATCAATAAGCAGTAGGGTCATCGTTTATATCCTCTTCTTTCTCAGCCTTGCGTAGTATTCGTAGTCCTGTTTGTACCTGTATGTAATCTAGGTAAGCTTCCACAATCCACTTAACACTTAGACATATGCTTACACTGAGGAATGAACAGGTTAGTATTAGCTTCCATACAAAATCAAAGTCCATGCTGTATGCACTCCTTCGCCTGTCCTACTGACATCTTGAACCACTCACCACTACGCTCTGCTAACTTAGTAGCATGTTCGTGTGCTATTGATTCTACTTTTCTTCTGTCTTTTACATCCACTGAATACACAACTTTGTAACGCTTCATAGGGTCATACATTTGATAACCTTTGCATCTATCTTCAGCATCAATAGCCATGCCTATCTTTACCCACCCTTCAAATGTAGGATTGGTAATAATATAAACCTGACCAGCAGTTGACTTCTCGTAGTTCCTTAGACCTGAGAAAGCTGCGTCATCAAATGATTTGTAGTTACCTGCTTTCCAAAGAGGATGGTCTTTAGGTATGTACTTACCATCAACAAACATTCTGTTAGGATTATTGTTTGTGTTATGCTTATCCTTGTAACAAGATTTGCATATACCTTGACCACGTTCTTTGAATGAATCCATCCAGTTTCCAGCATTTAACTCAACACCACACTCATAACAATTAGTGTGTGTCTGACCAGTTGCTTCCGTACTTGTACTCACTGTCGAGTCTGCATCTAAAGTTGAAGTGTCTTTCAACGTCCCGCATACACTCAAGAATAACTCGCCCTGCTTCATCTTCCTGCCCTTTCTTTACTACTACCTGAACTTCATCGTGGATGAACGCTACAATCTGTGCGTCCAAGTTTGCTTTCTTGATAGCACGTGCAATGAACACGTACCATGTCTTACAGATTATAGCACCAGCACTTTGTAGTAAAGTGTTGAGTGCAGCATGGCTATGCCTGATTGGAATGATACGTCCATCCAACCCCTTGACCCAGCCACGCTCGTCAGCAGCTTTGGACACTGCATCCTTTAGATACTTGAGGGCAGGTAGCTTAGATAAGAACTTCTTCTTGATAGCCTTACCTTCCTTCGCACCCTTGCCTATGATCTTGCCTGTCTTCTCATCACCTGAACCATACAGGAATCCATAGATGAATGTCTTGGCATTAGAACGTGTAGGTAAACCAGCAGCTTCCTGATTCTGTGTGTGTATGTCACCACTAACTACTGTGGTAGCATAGGCACCATCGTCATAAGCTGCCATATAATGACCAAGGCAGCGCAACTCAAGGCCAGAAGCATCAGCCCCCAAGAGACTGTAGCCAGCAGGTGCTTTGAATAAGGCTCTACACTCCTCACCATAAGGCGCACCAACACTAGGAACTTGAGCCATGTTGGGGTTGCTGTGTGTACACCTAGACGTAACAGCCCCCATGTGATTAACTCTACCATGTAACTTACCATCCCTCTCCATCTTCAGCCAAGCCTGTTTGCCTGTAGCTATCTGACCGATACGTTTGTTAAGTAATAAGTACTCACTAAGTAACTTAGCCTCAGGCATATCAATACCCGACAGCACAGTCTCATCCACCTTAGGTATACCAGTGTCAGTAAATACCTTGGGCTTCCAACCCCTGCTCATTAGTCTGTCGCCAATCTGCTGACGTGATGCAGGGTTGAATGGGATAGTCTTGGTCTTAGTCTTTAACTCTACTATCGTAGGCTCAAAGGTTGCAACCAACTCTGCTTCGATGTCTGCTCTGCGTTGGGCTAGTGTGCTATACAATTCTTGAGCAGCTTTGACATCAAAGTCAAACCCATGTTCCTGCTGTTGTATCAGCAGTGTGTGTATCTCAGCCTCAAGGTCTAGTGCCTGTTGACTAAAATTTTTTTCAGTAATTTTACGATGCAGTTTACCTGTGACTGTTGTGTCTTGGATGCAGTAGTCGAGCATCTCAGGGGTATATGCTGCAAAGCTTTCGCTACCATTATTGAAGTCACCTTTTAATTCTCCTAGTCTGTATCCCCATGCCTTGAGGCTATGGCTACCAATTAGTTTCTGTGGTAGTAAACCTTTAGCGTGTAGCTTGAAGTCAATCTCTTTGACATCAGGCCAGATTGTTCTAGAGTATACCAACGTATCTACAATGTTACCCTTGAAGGTGTAACCGTGTAGCTTTTTAACCACAGGTAAGTCATAGCTAGTAATGTTATGACCTATCAAAGTCTTGGCGTTGTCCATAAACTCCAAGGCTTCTTGTGTCTGTGTTGGGTCAAAGGTGTGAACCTCATCTGTGTGTACATCCCTAAAGACATGACACCATATCTGTGTCACCTCTTCTAGTAGGTTGTCTGATTCTAAGTCCCATATATATTCCATGCTGTGTCTCCGCACTAGCTAAAATTCTATGTCGTCATCTTCCTCAGAGAAGTAAGCTTCAGTCATGCGTCCTGTCTCTGCCGTATATTCTAATGAGCAACATAATCCTGTATCGCCAGACCATCTGTTCTTCAACACCCTGACCTGACTAACGTGTGGGTTCTTCTTGTCTTGTTGGTTCCTTTCTAATCCTATTACGATGTCACTAAGCTGACCGATTGCAGCACTACCACGTAGTTGTGACATGCTAGTCTGTGCGCCATCCTCATGTCCTCTGTCACCAGAGGGACGCTTGAGGTGTGAGATGAGGATCATACCACAGTTCAACTCTTCAACCAAAGCACGAAGCTTGGTCATAGTGTTGTCAATAATCCTACGCTCATCACCCCCTTCCATACCAGATACAACGATACTAATATGGTCAAGGATAATATAGTGGCAGCCGCAACCACGAACAAGATAGCGTATCTTGGATAGAAGGTTATCGCTATCAGTGCTGCCCCAATGGTCATACAGGTAAACCCTGCCAGAACCAACTGTAGCATCGAAAGCATTACGCATCTCCTCTTCAGGTACATCATTGTTGTGTAGGTGTAGTGGCTTGTTGAGTTCGATGGACATCAGGCCTAGAGCAGTACGCTTGACGTTCTCCTCTAGTGCTATGTATCCAATAGTCTCCCCATGTTTAATAAAGTTATGGGCAAACTCTCTAGCCAACTGTGACTTACCAATACCTGACCCTGCTGTAAGCGTTACAATCTCACCCTTACGACAACCACCAGTCTTCATCTGTACCCCAGCATATGGGTAGGCTACTGAAACCTTGTCATCATTCTTGATTACAATGTCCCATACATCCGTACCTGCTACGATACCATCTGGTCTGAAGGTCTTGGCTTCCCACATACAGTCAAGCAATTCCCTAACACGTCCAGCCACCAGCATTTCGTTGGCATCCTTTAGTGGTAGGGTAGCTATCCTACACTTGTTGGGTGGTAGCACAGAGGCACATTCTTTAGCTGCCTTCTGTCCTGCCTCATCGTTGTCGAACATAAGTACAACGTACTCGTAGTTGGACAACCATTCGATGGCCTTGCCTACTGCTTTCTTGGCTGACGTACAGCCAGAGGGCAGTGAAACCACAGGCCACTTGTGGTCTAGTGCTTGGCTAAGAGAGAGGGCATCTAGTTCCCCCTCTGTGATAGTAACAAACTTACCACTATCACGCCACAGGTGTTCGCCATACAGTGCTACGTCTTTAAGATTACCAATGACAGAGAAGTCTTTGTTAAGGAATCGTACCTTCTGTGCCTTCAGTTCACCATCACGACTACGGTAGTTAGCTACCTGTACTGTCTGACCTTTGTAAGATGAGACACCATAGCCCCAAACCTTACAGGTCTTTTCAGTGATACCACGCTTGGCTAGTTCTTGAAACCCCAAGTCGAGGAATACTGTACCATCTGTCTCAAACATAGCTACTGCCTCATCTGTTTTATCAGCAGGGGTCAGTGTCTCACAAGAGAAGCAGAAGTGATTACCGTCTGCATACAAAGCATTGGCATCACTACTGCCACAGTGAGGACAGGCTTCATGCCTAATGAACTCACTTTCCGATTGCATTGATAATCTCATTTATGATGTACTGTAATCCATGTACTATGTCATCAATGTCATCAGCCTCGTAGACATCATCCCTTATATCTTCAAGGATGTTCTCTGCCATCTGTTCCCATGTTACATCATCTGAGAATAGTTCGTCATCAATATAGATACTAGTGGACAATCCTGTTGAGTACAGGTTTACCATCACATCAACCTCTGACGTAATCTCAGTTGTTAATTCATCTTTTGTTTCAATCAAACTCATTTGAGCCACTCCTTAGGTACTGTACTCTCTGCCCATTGAAAACCATTACGGTCTGCCCATTCTTTACAGGTCATCTTGCTTCCATCCTTACGCTTCTTGGCACCCTGTATTGTAGCACTGGCGTTTTG